AGCAGATTGAGGACCAGAAGGCGCCTGTGACGGCCAGCGGACTTCCGTGGCAATAACCAACTGGACATGCTATCCTCACGCCTGAACGAAGCGACGGAGATCTAACGAATGGCTGTATCGACCATTGACCCGAATGGCTTGAATATCGGCCAGATCGGCGGGACGCGGAATAAGATCATCAACGGCAACTTTGATGTTTGGCAACGTGGCACGAGTGGATCGTCGGGCTATATCGCGGATCGGTGGTCAACCGTCTCAAGTGGATCGACTACGGCGATTTCACAGCAGGCATTTACTCTTGGACAGACGGATGTTCCGAATGAGCCAAAGTATTTTCATCGCGTTGTTGTTACATCGGTAGCGGGAGCGGGTAGCACGGTAGCAGCGGTATCGCTAGTCCGGGTCATAACCCGAAATAGCTGCGCACCAATCTTAATGGTGTCGCCGACGTTGAGTTCAGGGTCAAAGTTGGTAGTAGTACCGGTCACAACACCAGCGGTGTCGATGGCCAGGGTGCCGGAGAGAGCGGTCATAGCCGCATCTTCGACCTGGTAACCCTTATCGGTCAGTTCGCCCTGACCGTACAGCTTATAAACATTAATCCCGGCGGCGTATTCGCCAGCACCAGGATAAGCGCCACTTCTCTTGACGAAGCGGCAGCGCTCGATGCCATTAGTAAGTGCAGTAGCGTCGGTCACAGTGACCGTCTCTACATACTTATGGTCGAACGACATATAACGAGGATCAGTCGCCATTTTGCCTCCTATATTATCGGTTGTTGTTAATGATCCGTTGAAGCGTTTCCTTTATATGTAACCAGAACAGAAAGCTAGGCTTTCTGCCGGGGCGGCCTACCGCCCCGTTGTTACAAGGAACTATTTCACTCGCTAAGTTCTTCTAAAACGAGTTTAATTGCAGACATATAATCAGATGCCTTGCCTGACTCAGAGTATTCCACAGCCTTAGCGTGGATGTCTGCATTACGCTGATCGTAGACATAGCCTTCAGCGCTGGGACGAGGGGCCTTAGCCTTTTTACTCGGTGCAGAAGCCGGGGTAGCCACTTCGTTAAAGCTAACCATCGCAGGAAGGTTTTCCAGCATGGACTTCATAAACTCGAACTGAGTCGCTTTACCAGCCTCGCTGAAGTTCACATTGTTCTTGGAATTCAGAGTCTCCATGAACCGAGAAAGGTCGGAGATGGGGACGATCTGTTCAGTAAGTTTACCGTCTTTATAAAGATCTTCGCAGAAATCAGTAATTTCTTTCTGCCTCATAGCCCGACGCTGTGCGGCCAATTCTTCTTCCAGTTCAGCCACTTTAGCGGCGAGTGGGTCCGGAGACTGCGTCTCCGAGAAATCGCTGGTCTCAGGTTCGGCGGAGTCTTTAGACTCCGAGTAGCCGGGCATCATGCCCTCTCCCATCTCCTGTGAGCCCTGAGCGAGCTGGTAGAGAGCCATGATGAGCTGCTCTTCGGTATACTGAGACGCGAGATCTGAAGCTACCTGCTCATCATCGTCGCCGGACATATCCTCGACATCGGCTTCGCCTTCGGCGGCAGGAGCCATCTCTTCCTCAGCTTCGCCCTCCATACCATCAGGACCAGCGCCTTCTTCGTCTACAGGAGGGGCGGTACCGGCGTCCTCATCTCCCATCTCCTCGCCATCGGGACCCTCAACCATAGAGAGTGAAGCCATCCCTTCCTGCTCATTGCGCATGAGGCTGGGGTCAGCCATTCCCGGTGTCGGAGCCTCAGGAGCCATCTGATCCGCGTACTCCATATCATACGGAGCAGGCGAACCGGTTTCCTGTACGGGCTCTCCTTCTTCATCTGTAGCCTTCATGCCATTAATGTTGACATTGATAGTCATACCCCGACCGTCGGCATGATCGACAACCTGTTGTTGAGTTTCTTCAGCGGGGGCTTCGGTTTTTCTTTTAGCCATAGTAGGTAAAGTTTCTTGAAATGAAATAGAAGACTCCGTTGGAGTTATTGTAATCGAGCCTTCGGGTGGATTTTCGGCAAAGGCCGTGAGACCTTTTACCGCAGGGATTGACACAAGGCCGAGATGGCGAAGTGCTAATTGTCCCGGCGACGGATTAGTATCCGCGTCAGGGAGATAGAAAGAACTACTTACTTTCTTAAAGACACCGTCACGGATCAGTCTCTCTGCCTTCGGGGTAAGTTCTACCTTACCCCAGAGAGATTTACCTTTCCGCCACACCTCTCGTACCCAGCCAAGGGCCGGGGTACCATCGTCCTGATCATGGCCGATGATCAGCGGTGCCTCGTGACTATTCGGGTTGTAACTAGATACAACCTGGTCCAGATCGGCCTCTTCGAACACCATTTTCTGTCCGCTAGAGCTGATCTGGGGCCCTGAACGAAATAGCTCGATGTAAACAGTTCGCTTGGGCTGCTGTTCAGTGATCGGCTTATCACCGTTCAGGACTACTTCTTCGCTGTACCGCTGTCTTCTGGCCATTTAATCAGAGGTTAGTAGCACTAAGGAACGAAGTAAATCTTTCCTCATTCCTACTAAAGCTATCACTTAGCAGAGATACTTGTCCAACTGGAGTGCGGACAATAGTTACTGCCAGACGCTCTAGGGTTGGAGAAGTGGCAACGTAGGCATCCATTCTCACCGTACCCTGCTCGAGCAGAACGGCGTCGTTGTTGGACGTATCACATACGACGAGGTAAGCCTGTTCCGGACGGTTACCAAACAGAGCGCCTTGACGATAGAACAGGTTAAGGACCTGAGTAGCGATAGACTTAACTCTAGAGAAAACAGTATTACTACTGTCAATAGATTCGAATAGAACGTCGTCGAAGCTACGATTCATGATGTCGATTAGGACGTTCAGGATTACCCTGGTATTCGTGAATCGGAACAGCGGGCTACTGGACAGAGTCCGTGCACCCCAGACCACAATGCCACGGTTGGGCAGCGATCTGATCGGGTTTAGGCCGAGGGCGTAAGTAACTTCCTGCTGCTGCGCACTGATGGCGAACTTGAGACCGACCACACCGCGTAGCGGATATCTCGAGCCGGCGGGCGGCTGCTGGAACCCCTCATTGACGTAGCGACTGCAGGCAGTGCCGGCGACGAATGAGCTGGGAGGGACGAAACGATCGTCCAGATTCTTCACATACGGTGCGTAGAAGGAAGCGTGGCCGTAGAACGAACCCACAGTCCTCTTGATGGTGTTAAGTTCGTCCTGAGCTTGGGAGAGGTTTTCCACATCACCGCCACAATCGATCAGGGCGACGTGCTGGGTGCTAGTAATCCCCTCAGTCGTCCCGAATTTACCTTCAGCAGCAGCGACAAGGGTCTGAGTCACTTTAAGCCGCTCGGTAATCGCTTCGCTACGGGAGGCAAGGTCGGAATCGGCGGAGTAGGCCAGGGTCGCATAAGCTTCTGGCGCCATTAGGAAGCCGGGAGCGTAGTATTCATCTCCCATTCCTTTCTCGATGGCATAGACAAAGTCTTGGGCCCGAGCAGAGGAAGTGAGCTTATAGGATTCATAAGCAATGTCTTCAGACTCGGAGGTCAGCTTTACTACATTGCTGTCGATAAGACCTTGGCGATTAGTACCGGGCAGTACGGGGCTCACCAGGCCGTTCTTCGCAGTGATGCGGATCCGCAGGACATAGTCGAAGGATGAGAAGCCATTGGCCAGTGATTTTTCCAGCTTAGCCGAAGTCCCTGCAGCGACAGTTACAGTGGCCGGAGTTACCGTAGCGCTAGTATCACTGGCAATGGCGGTAACAGTGAATCGGGTTCCGTTGGCTACAAATCTATCGCCAACACCGAGCTCTTGTGTGAACAACGTGCTCGTACCGGTCACCGCACCTGCACTGATTGCCAACGTACCAGCGAGGTCGATGTCTTCGAGGTCAGGACGGATAAACGGTGTTCCTGCTTCGCTGAGGACGTTGCTTACAACATAGCCGTTATTCGGCGCGTAGCTAGTCCCGCTGTAGTTAGCATCGACAGTGGCCGACTCTACCGTGTAGTATTTATCAAGTTCCTTTTCAGCGAGGATTGAGATCAGTTCGTCCCGCAGGCTATCTGTCAATTCGTCAGGCGTCGCGCCATTGACTATGATGGCACGGTTCTCACCCGCAACGGAGACGTAGAAGACCTGGACCGAGTCGGGGACATAGCCGACTCTAGTAAGACCGTCCGCACTAATTGTACCCGTAGGGACGTTGGACTCTTTAACAAACGAAGTGTTCCCCAAATCGTAACGCCAATACGCTGAGTCTGAATCCGCCCACTTGTCGCCAGCACCAACTCCAGAGCTATAATCTTTCGAGACAGCTACGAGTTTGTCATCCACATAGGTGATGGATCTGGAATTCAGATAAGCCTTCAGAATATCTGATTGGTCAGTGGCCGGGTCATAGGTACCCGTTGACTCGGCATTAGCAGCGGCGATGAACAGGCTGACAGCCGAGCCATCGACGTAGAGGATAGGTTCTCCAGTAGCAATCTCCCTACTGTTGCATCGGAAGCTGATATCTTTCACCGAGGTGTAAAGCCGTACTACACCGGCAATGTTGATATCCACAGGAGATGCATATCCGGTGTCGCTGAAGTTATACGCGACAAACCGATCGACCTGAGGGAGGTAGCTATTGTCACGAGAGAAGATGCGAAACTTACCCTGCGTCGCCTCGGTCGCGGTCTGTTCTACAGCGTAGAAGTCAGAGAAGCCGTCAGAGTCGGCTGAGGAGAGGTAGTTAAAGAGGTCGCGGGCATTATCGAGCTGATCGATCCCCGTAGTAGTAATAACCCTAATCTCATCACCGTCTGCATCGGGGACGTTGATAGGGGTACCAAAGTAGCGGCCGTTAACCTTAATAGCGAACGCATTATACCCTGCTCCCGCAGAGCTTGCGCTAATATCGATGACGGTCTCGGGAGTCGGAGTTACACGAGTGAAATATAGAATGCCGTTTACACCTACGTTATCGAAAAACCCTTTTACCGAATCGTAAGTCGTCAACGCACCGACACTGGTGTTAGGGGCCGACCCTCCAATCTTGCGAAGAAAATCATCGGCCGATGCGACCTGAGTCGGCGTGTATGGTAAAAATTCTGAATAAACCCCGTCACTATCACTACCATAGTATTCGTCGGCCGGCGTAGTACCGAACAAATACCCTACAGCGTGACTAGCAAGAGGCTGTGGAAGTCCACCCGTCGCGGCTTGGGAAACAAAAACCCCGGGACGATTCAGTGAACTCACATTAGTTGTGATGGAAGTAGCCAAGGAAAACTCTCCATATGCGATAGTCCTTTCAATAAGCTTTCAACTAGAAAATATTAGAATTTACACGGCACCGGCCGAAGTGTACTGATCATACAATCTCGTCATGATCCAATCCGAACACAAATCTCTGCCACACTTCGAATTTCCCATCATTCTTATAGTCCGACGCAGGAGTTTATTAAAATCCTCCGGGTCAATGACATAGGAGATAAGCTTTACAAATCGTTTCAACTCCTCATGGTCCCGGTTCAGGGAAATTTCATACAAAACTACCATGTATTTTAATACATCGCGAGTATCGATATCATTACTGAAGTGTTTAAGGTGTGGTTCCGGCATCACTGTTTCCTATCTGGTCCATTGCATCTTTGTGTATTTTGCATAAAACGACAAACTTCGACATAGGTACTGATTCCATGTCTATTAAATTCTCAAAAGACCCGTTTTGTACTGAGTAACACTGACGTAGCCAAATTTCCTTCGACATATAGTTACACAGTATGTGTTCTCTGACCTCGGAATAAAGAGATTTTATAGACCGAGGTAGAAAACGAGAGAAATTTACAGACTCATTAGTGCAGAGGTAAGAGAGTATCTCGGTGACCTGTTGACCAGAGATAACTTCTCCCTCGTCTTCTGTAAATATAATATCAAAATACTCCAGATCGCTGCCCCTCATATCGCGAAATGATACGCAACGTCCGGAGGTATCGTAGCACGATATGGTG